GCTAGCGCCACGCGTATCTTCTGCTACCGGTCGACTCACATCCTTTTGACCCGCCGATGTCAACCCGGGCGGGGGGGATATATAGAGGAAGGACCCCACTTGGAAATTGACGACTAACTTACCCCAATTTGGGCCCGTCTACCTGCGGTTATGCCCGTTTGGGTGCATTTGGCATCATTATGGTGTATGGTGTGGCCGGGATGGCTTCTGTTCGGCGTCGTTGCGCGGATCGTGATGTTTGCGGCAAGGAGTTCACCCCTGGGCGGCCTAACCAGTTGTACTGTTCGGCTGATTGTGCGGATCGGGTGGCGGACAGGCGGGCGTACCGGCGGTCGCACGGGTTGAACGTGGAGACGGGTAAGCCGTTGCCGCTGTCGAGGCCTGCGCCGGCGTCTACGGTCAGGTCGAGGGGGGCGGGTTACGGGTGGCTGATCGAAAACCCTGATGTTGTGGAGGAGCATAAGAGGGGGGAACGGTCGGTGACCGACCTGGCACGGATGGCCGGGGTGAAAACGTCGGAGATGACGAAGTGTTTGGCGGCCCTTTCCGACGATCTGCATTTGGAGCGTCTGAGGGCCGAGTGGACGCAGCCGACGGCGGATAACACGCCGGCCCTTTCCGATTTCGCCTTGTTCCGGGAAACGTATTTCCGTACCGAGCGGGACCGGCCGTTTGCTACCGAGCCGTTCCATTTGGAGTGGATCGACGCGATCATGGGGGCGATCGAACGGGGGGAGCGGCTGATGATCCTGTCGCCGCCCCGTCACGGGAAGACGGCGCTGCTGATACATTTTTGTATCTGGCAGATCATCCGGAACCCGAACATTCGTATCGTGTGGGTGGCCGGCAACCAGGCGTTGGCGGAGGATTGGCTGTCGGCGATCGAAGACGAGTTGGAGCACAACAGTAAACTGGTCGCCGATTTTTGCGGGCCGGGGCTTGCGTTCAAGCCGCTAACCCGGTCCACCAAGTCGTGGTCCCGTGCCCAGTTCACGGTCGCCACCCGGACTGTGACCGGGATCAAAAGCCCGACGATGGTCGCCTTGGGGAAAGGGTCGAAGATTCTGTCACGGGACACTGATCTGATCGTCGCCGACGACGTGGAGGACCATGAGACGACCAACCAGCCTGCGGCCAGGGAGAAAACCCGCAACTGGTGGACGACCGAACTGGGATCCCGCAAGGAGGCGCAGACCGCGTGGATTTGCATAGGGTCCCGGCAGCATCCCGACGACCTGTACTCGCATCTGTTGGACAACGAGGCGTGGACTTCGATGGTGTTCTCGGCGCATGACCTGGCCTGCGAAACGCCGGAACACGAGTACGACAACCATGTGGACTGCATGCTGTGGCCGGACCGGCACGACTACCGGTGGCTGATGGACCAGCTTGTCGCGTCCGAGACGACCGGCGGCAGGGCCCTGTGGGAGATGGTGTACCTGAACGTGGCGCACGCGTCGTCGCTGAACCTGTTCCCGTGGGAGATTCTGACACCGGCCCGTAACCCCGACCGGGCGGTCGGTGACATCCCGTCGGGCGGGTATCTGATCGCAGGCCTGGACCCTGCGGCGACCGGCTACCAGGCGTCTTTCCTGTGGGCGTATGTGGCGTCCGAAAACCGGCTGTACATGGTGGACTTGGAGAACGAGGAGGGCGGCGGTATCCAGCGGGCCCGCGGTCAGATAGCCCACTGGAACCAGGGCGGCGTTTTCTGTCACCACTGGGTTGTGGAAGACAACCTGTACCGGGGTGCCATTTCTCAGGATGAAATCCTGCGCCGATACTGTTCCGACCGTGACATTCGTGTAGAGTCGTTCAGAACGTTGGCGCAGAACAAATGGGACCCGGAGATGGGTGTCACCTCCCTGTCGTCCTGGTTCGAGTCCGGGCGGATCGACCTGCCGTACAAGGATGCCGTGTCGCAGCAGAAAACGGACATGTACCTGAGACAGTTGCACTATTTCACCCGGGACGCCGGGACGAACAAGCGGCGTCGCAACCACCGTTCCGACCTTGTGATGGCCTCCTGGTTCCCTCTAACCGCCATACGCCGTCTGCGCCGGGAAACCCCGGTGTCGACCGAAGTGAATTACAATCCTTTCTTCGCCGGTGTAACCTCACACAAGATGTTCCAATGGGAGCGCCGTCATGCCTGAACGCCACACCCTCGACCACCTTCGTAACGCTGTGGACCGTCTGCAACGGCTCCACTCGGGCAACATCGCCAACCGTCGCAGGATCCGCAACATAGTGAACGGTGGCACCGCCGCTTTGCAAGAACTGATCGGCGAGGACGTTGACATCGACGAGAACGACCTGCCGGCCGCCAACCTGGTGTACTCCCAGTTGGAACGGTTCGCCCAGAAGTTGGGTCAGGCCCCGGACGTGAAAGTCGACCCGCCGTCCAACCGTGACTCCGACCGGGCGTCCGACCGGGCCGACAAGCGTTCCCGCATAGTGTCCGCCTACGACGAACAGGACCGGCTGGAAATCCAACTGCCGATCATGGCCCGGTGGGTTCCCGGCTACGCGTTCGGCGTGTGGGTGATCCGCGAACAGAAAGTGAACGGGCACCCGTACCCGTCGCTGCAACTCCGCGACCCGTTCTCCGCGTACCCCGGATGGTGGGGACCGGACCAGCGGCCCAACGAGCTTGCGATCCTCCGGCATGTCCCGCCGGAAGACCTGGCCGCCGCCTACCCTGCCAAAGCCGACGCCATCTCACGCCGCATCCAAGGTGCGTCCGGTGCGCCCGCCGCCTACTCGGTCATGGGCTCCTACGAGTCGGGTGGCACGAACGCCGACGGGTGGGTGGTAGCCGAATACCATGACATCACCGGCACCTACGTTTTCACCTTGGACGAAGACTTCGGCAACAGCACCGACCCGATCCTGGACTTCACCCCCAACCTGCTGTCCCACCCCCGGTTTGTGATCCCCCGCCGGGCCGTGTTCGACGAACTCAACTCGTCGTTCCACCATGTTCTCGGTCTCATGTCCCTGCAAGCCCGGCTGAACATCCTCGCCGCCGTCGCAATGGAAGACGGGATCAACACGGAAACGAACATCATCGGGGAACTGCGAGGCGTCAAATACCAGTTCGGCCGTCACGCCGTCAACGAGTTCGAACCCGGGTCGACGGTCAGCAAGCCTGTCAGCAACCTTCCGTACCAGGCGTTCACGCTGATCGACCGTGTGGAACGGCAGTTCCGGCTCACCTCAGGCTACCCGGTCACCGACGACGCCGAATCCCCCAACTCGTTTGTCACCGGCAAAGGGCTGGAAGAACTGGCCTCCGCGTCGTCCCGGATGGTGCAGGAATACCAGGCGATCTTCCGCCGTGCCCTGCAAGACGCCGACGCTCTGCGCTTGGAATGGGACGAGAAATACTACCCGGGTCGCACCAAACCTCTCGTCGGGTCCTACCAGGGTTCCCCGTTCTCCGAATCTTACGTCCCGTCCCGTGACATCGACGGCGACTACCGGACCCGCCGTGTGTACGGGATGATGGCCGGATGGGACGACGCCACCAAGATCGTCGGCGGTCTGCAACTGCTGCAAGGCGGCGTCATCGACATCCAAACGTTCCAAGAGAACCTGCGCGGCCTGGACAACGTTTCGAGGATCAGGGACCGGATCCGCACCGACGCGGTGGAACGGCAGTTGCTCGCCAACCTGGGGGAACGGTTCAACACCGGCGACCCGGTTGCCACAATGGCGATGATCGAAATACTGGAACAGCCCGGCCAGATGGTCCAAACGCTCCGCAAGTTTTTCACACCGTCCGAACCGGAAATGTCCCCGCAAGAACAGCAGATGGCCGCCCCGATGCCCCAAAGTCAAGGCCCGCCGCCTGATGTTACCACCGTCCTGTCCCGGCTCACCCAGGCCGGGCAGGCCCAGGGTGGCGCTCAGACCGTCCAGACCACGACCCAGCCAGCAAGGAGAGCATGATGTTCCTGCCAGTCCAAGCCCTGTCCCGTCCGTACCGGCCCGACGAAACCCCGTTCGCCGTCAACCCGCTCGCCCACCCCGAACAGGAATGGCAGGCTGTCATCCTCACCGAATACGCCGAGATCACCGCCGCCCATTTCGTGAAAGGGGCAAGGGCCGGGACCTACGTGGTGCAGACACCGGAAGGCCCCGACATTCTGGACGCCGCCGGGTTCTACGCCAAATACAGAACAGAGCCGGAGGAACTTCCCTCCCCGACGGTCCCGGCCGAACCGCCCGGCCCGTACGACGATCTTGGCTGGGACGAACTCCGCGCCGAAGCCAAAGCCCGTGGCATACCCGCCAACCAGACACGCGCCAAGATAATCGAGGCTCTCAATGGCTAGAACCAAGCGAGGGGGCTACCGTCAACCGGCCAACCCTGCCCCGGTGTCGGGTCCCGGGGCGCTCTCCCGCCGCACAGACGGTGGGCCGGGACAGCCCGTCCGGGTCGCCCCGGGCGGCTCATACGGGTCCCGGCAGGCAATGGAAGGC